CAAGATTTTATTATGCAGGCTTATGTTACATGTAAAAGTAAACGTATCAATGAGATGGGTCGAGTGGAAATAGCGATATTAGATGAAAACAGTAAAGTACTTTCGAAAATAGCTATGACTGATGTATTTTGGCAAGCTGAACAAAACTTCGGAACAATGGTAATCGGTTATGATAATAAAACAGGAAGAAGAAGTTTAATTCATGAAAGTGGAGATTATCCAAACACTTGGAACCAATATCAAGGGCGATTGTGGATAGCTAGAACAGGAAATGTATGGGAAGCGTATATTTCGAAATTCCTCCCGGGAACGGAAAAAGATGATTCTGAACGATTTGTGCGGTGGACGGATGAAAATAACGATCACATGGAAAAAGCGGCGCAAATTCAAATCAGTATTATGCAATGGCAAGATGTACCGCCAGTAGAAGCGATGACCGTTTCAGATTTAAAGTTCTGGAAAGTGAATGTAAATACTCAAAATAATCCGCCTTACATTTTTGATACGGGAGACAAGATTATAATTGATACAGAAAAAAGTCTTGTAACCATTAACGGTAAAAATGCAATTCATTTAAAAGACATTTTTAGTAATTTTCCAACTGTCATACGTGGTGAGAATCGTATCGATATCATGCCACCAGATGTGAAAGCAACTGTTCGTTATAGGGAGAGATACAGATGAGAACACCAAGCGGGATTTTGCATGTTGTGGATTTCAAAACAGATCAAATCGTTGCAGCTATCCAGCCAAATGACTATTGGGATGACAAAAGGCATTGGGAACTGAAAAACAATGTTGATATGTTGGATTTCACTGTTTTTGATGGAACTACTCATTCAGCTACATTACAACAACAAAATCTTGTTCTAAAAGAAGTCCGTGATGGAAGAATCGTACCATATGTTATTACAGAAACAGAGAAGAATTCAGACAAACGATCTATTACCACATATGCTTCAGGGGCTTGGGTTCAAATTGCTAAATCAGGCATTATAAAACCACAAAGGATAGAAGGCAAAACAGTAAACGAATGTATTGATATGGCTCTTGTAGGTATGAAATGGAAACGCGGGAAAACAGATTATGCAGGTTTTCATACTATGACCATTGATGAATTTACGGATTCGTTAACCTTTTTGAAGAAAATAGCTTCTTTGTTCAAATTAGAAATTCAATACCGTGTTGAGGTTCAAGGGTCACAAATCGTTGGATGGTATGTAGATATGATTCAAAGGCGTGGCCGAGACACTGGTAAAGAAATAGAGTTAGGTAAAGATTTGATAGGCGTTACACGTATGGAACATTCAAGAGATATTTGTACAGCGTTAGTCGGATTTGTAAAAGGCGAAGGCGATAGTGTAATTACTATTGAAAGTATTAACAGGGGACTTCCTTATATTGTAGATAATGATGCATTTCAACGATGGAACGAACGTGGTAAGCATAAGTTTGGTTTTTATACGCCAGAAACAGAAGAGTTACATATGACACCAGAACGTTTAATGACGTTAATGGAAATAGAATTAAAAAAGCGTGTCAATTCTTCCGTTTCGTATGAAGTAGAGGCACAATCCATTGGACGTATTTTCGGACTAGCACATGAACTCATTAACGAGGGCGATACGATCCGAATTAAAGATACGGGTTTCACACCTAAGTTATACCTGGAAGCACGTGTAATTGCCGGTGATGAATCTTTTACGGATCCTACACAAGATAAATATGTGTTTGGTGATTATCGTGAAATTACGGATCCGAACGAAGAATTACGAAAAATTTATAATCGAATCCTTAGTAAATTCGGCGAGAAACAAGAAATGCTGGATCAGCTAGATAAATTGGTGAAAGAAGCAAATGAAACAGCAAGTAGCGCTAAGAAAGAATCAGAAGCAGCGAAAACACTTGCTGAAAAGGTACAAGAGAATATGAAAAACAATACTGTTGAAATTATAGAAGCTAAGAATCTGCCAACAACAGGGCTTAAACCTAATAAAACGCTTTGGCGTGATATGAGTAACGGAAAGCCCGGCATTTTAAAAATATGGACAGGTACAGCTTGGGAATCGGTTGTACCAGATGTTGAATCAGTTAAGAAAGAAACACTAACACAGGTTAATAAAGATATTGAGTCCACAAAAACAGAATTAAACCAAAAGGTACAAGAAGCACAGAATCAAGCTACAGGACAATTCAATAAAGTACAGGAAGGTTTACAAGGTGTCAGTCGTACCATTTCTAATATCGAAAATAAACAAGGTGAAATCGATAAAAAAGTAACTAAGTTTGAACAGGATTCTAACAGCTTTAAAACTTCTATTGAATCGTTAACGAAAAAAGATACTGACATTAGCAATAAATTAAATACAGTTGAATCTACTGTAGAAGGTACAAAGAAGACTATTTCTGATGTGCAGCAAACAACAAGTGAGCTTAAGAAAACAACAACTGAAATTAAAGAAGAAGCAGGAAAAGTCACCGAGAAGTTAAGTAGTGTGGAGAAAAAGTTTGATGATATGAAGATTGGCGGACGTAACATTCTGTTAAGTACAGGTGGCACACTTAAATCTGACACAGGAACAACAGTGTCTAATATAGTAAATAAGTCATTTAAAATTGTGCCGGATGGTTTATCGATGCTACAAGGGCAGCAGTTTACTATCAGTTTTAAAGCTAGAACTATTGGATATGAAAAGGGAACGCCGAATCCATGGGCTGGGGTAGAAGTGTGGATAAAGTATAAAGATGGTGAACAATTATGGCCTGGTGTTCGTTGCGAAAGTGATGTTAACGCAAATCAAGAATGGAAAACATATTCCTTTACTTATAATCTTAAAGATAAAGCAATTGAGGTTTTCAATCCACAAACGCTATTACGTAATGTTAAAGGCATGATCGAATTAAAAGAATGGCAAATTGAAATTGGAAATAAAGCAACAGACTATAAACCAGCGGCAGAAGATCAAGTAACAACCGATGAATTCACCAAGAAAACCACTGAAATTACAAAAAGTGTAGATGGTATCAAAGAAACAATAACAAAAGTGGAAAATAATCAAAGTGGATTTGATAAGCGTGTTGCGACTGTAGAAAAAGATGCAACTACTATTAAACAAAATGTCTCTTTCATACAAAATACGCAGACAGAACAAGGAAGACAATTACAAGAGGCGAAAGCTGGATGGGAAAATACTGCGAAAGCAATTGAAGGTAAAGTTGAGCTGAAACAAGTAGAGAATTATGTTGCTGGGTTTAAAATCCCTGAGTTGAAGCAAACAGTTGATAAAAATAAACAAGACTTGTTGGGAGAATTAGCTAACAAGCTGGCAACTGAACAATTTAACCAGAAGATGACTTTAATCGATAACCGTTTCACTATCAATGAACAGGGTATCAATGCAGCAGCAAAAAAGACAGAAGTATATACAATAGAGCAAGCAAATGGACAATTTGCAAAAGATTCTTACGTAAGAGATATGGAAACCCGTCTTCAGTTAACTGAAAAGGGCGTTAGTATATCCGTAAAAGAAAATGATGTAATTGCAGCATTCAATATGAGTAAAGAAAACATTACGTTGAATGCGAACAGGATTAACTTAAAAGGTTTTATTACAGCGAGTCATATTAAAGGACAAGTGTTAGAAGGAGTAACACTTAAAACGAGTGGAAATAGATTTGTTGAAATAAATAAGCAAGACATGAAGATTTTCGATTCGGATAAGCCACGTGGCTATCTAGGATTTATGGAAACAAATGATGGAAGTATTCAACCTTCACTCGTCCTTGGTTCTGACAATATTAAATACAGGGGTACAGGATCGTTTTATATTTATCAAGTCATGCCACGAATGAATGGAATCGATCAACCTTCTAAAGCGTATGCAAAATTTGGAGTTTCTAAAGGAGAAAATGCAGAAGGGACTAATATTTGGTCAAATTATATTCAAATGCAGAATGATGGTGGACATCTGAGCGTTTATTCAGATGGACAATTTCGTTTTAAAAACTTGAATGATATTATTTTTGAATCTGAAGGATGGGCTTCAGGATATGGTCACTTCTTTGTAACTACAACTGAACCACATTCTTTTACAAATAATTGGGGGCAGTTTACTTTCAGAAGAAAAGGTAGTGACTATGAAATACA